ACGAAATAAAAGAATAAGAATATGAAAGTGAAGGTGATTTTATATGGTTGGTGCATCAGTTGGTTCTTTCTGTTTGTCGGAGCCGGAGCGATGGACAACGGGAAACCGGCAGAGGGAAGCCTGCTCTGTTCAGTCTGGTTTTTGTTCAGTTTTCTTTTGATGGCGAACGAGAAAGAATGCTGCAAGGAGGCCGACCGGTTTGAGTCATGGTTTACACGTCTGCTTGGTGGCAGCGATAAAGGATAAACAATCGGTTTAGGTTTCAATTAAGATTGGTTTAGCATGAGCGGTACGCGGCCCGCGAAACGAGGGTGGTATCCCGGATAGTTCAGTCAGGTAGAACAATCGAAACTGGTAATTCAGGCGATATGGTCAGCGGTTCGAATCCGTTTCCGGGAACATTTTGATAATGAATAAAACAAAAAACGATATGCCTCACGAATGGAATAACATGATAGTGGTGACGAAGGAAGAACTGATACCGGACTTCTTCCCTTCGTGGGAAGCGTTGAAAAAGAAACTGGCGCGAGACAAAAAGAAAACATACGGCATTCATCGTGCCCGTGAAGGGAAAGGGCAAGGCAACAAAGTTCTGATTGCCTATGATACCTTGCCCAAAGACTGGCGTAAACAGTTGGGGGATCCTCGAAAGAAGGATTGTTCCCTGGAACGCTTCTTTTGGGAGGATCTGGAAGCCGTTTCCTATTTCCGTGATGTATGTCCGGGTAAATATGGTACAATTGATCCGGAACGGCAAAAGGAATACGTCCTTGATGCCAGTGTACTGAAAGCAGCCATCCGATGGCGTTCTGAACATTATGAAGAATGTGTCAAGCATAACCAGCCGGTGAAGAATACTTATAAGGTACTTTCCACGGTTATCAACAATTTCAATGCCTGGCGCGGTATCAATAAACTGCCGCAATTCAAGCTACCGACCAACCCCATTTCATTAAAGAGGAAAATCGAACGTTTCGAGGCGGAAGGCTATTCTTCCCTGTTGAAAGGCTACGACAACAACAATCGAGGCAAGGCCGTGGAACGTACGCTCGACTTGCTGGACAGCATGTTTGCCCACCAGACATTCAAGCCTTCACCTGCCGAAGTCCACCGTCAACTGTCCGCATTCCTATCCGGTTATGTGGAAATCATCAGCAACGAGACGGGAGAAGTGTTTGATCCGAAGTCGTTCAACAAGGTAAGCCAGCGTACTGTCACCATGTTCTTGAATTCATGGGGCAGCTCAGTGGCCACATCCCGCAAGCGTACTGGAAACCGTCAGATCCGCCTGGGACAGTATGTACCATTTGAACAGCTGGAGCATCCGAAATTTGCAGGATCGATCATTTCAGTGGATGACCGCCAACCTCCTTTCGAGTATAAAAAAGGAACTCGCATGTGGTTTTATCTGGGAATCGACTTGGGAAGCGAAGCAATTACGACATGGGTATACGGCACATCAAAAGAGGGTATTATTCTTGACTTTTACCGCCAGATGGTGCGCAATTATGCAGAATGGGGATTGCCACTACCAGACGAGATAGAGTGCGAAAGCAACCTGAATGCGGCTTATCGGGAAGGTTTCCTAAAATCCGGCAACATGTTCCAGAATGTTCGTATCGAGGCAAACAGCGCACGAAGTAAACGATGCGAAGGTTACTGGAGGCCGCTCCGTTACCAGGTGGAAAAGAAGCATACGGGATGGATCGCCCGTCCTTTCGCCCGGAACGAGTCCAATCAGGTAGGAACAAAGGAAAAAGAGATAGTGCCGTATGACAAACTGGTAGAACAAAGCCTTCGGGACATTGAAGACTGGAACAATATGGAATGCAGTATTTATGAAGGTAAAACCCGTTGGGAAATACTTTTTGAGAAGCAAAATCCGAAAAACAACCGTCCGATCCCGTATCGTTCCATCCTCTTGACATTGGGATATAGGACGAAAAGCAGCGTCAGCATGTCGGGGCAAGTCCGATTTAGAAGTTCCATCTTCCTGTTGGCCGATGGCGGGGAATTGGCTACCGGAGACAAGTTGATCGGATATATGCAGGTTCTGGCCGGTAAAAACGTTGACATCTACTGGCTGGACGGCAACAACGGCGAATGCCTGGCCGCCATAGTCTGTCTGCGTGACACGACACGAGTGGTCTGTGAATTAGTAGAACAGCCCCGGACAGCCCGTGCCAAGATCGAAGAAACGGAGGAACAGGCCAGAAATCGTGAATTGTTTGCCCGGTACCGCAATACGCTGGAGGGGTACAGCAAACGGCGTTACCACAGCATCGAAAAAGTGACCGTCATCGATCATCGGGAAACGACCTTGAACCGAAAGTTCCGGATGCCTGGTCTCACACGATATGAAGCGGTAGAAGAACCCGAAGAAATCGAAATACTGGAAATAGACAATAGAAATCAGGAAATGGAAATCGAACAGGATTCGAACAGTGTTCGAAAATCGTTTGCCCCAAGTTTAAAAGATAGATTTTGACAACGTTAAAAATAGCACGATATGATTGAGTTAACAGAAGAATATAAGGTAAAAGTCCTTTCCGCCCTTGCGGATGCCCGCGAACGCTATGACGGTAGCGATTCGAATTTCGCAAAAAAATACGGGATCAACAAAAGCGTATATAGCGGTTTGAAGAAAGGCGATATCGACAGGAAGATATCTCCGGGTAAATGGTTGGAGTTAGGAAGGCAGCTTGGCGTTTCCCTAAACGAACGCAATTGGAACATGGCCCGTACCGACGTTTTCAACATGATCGAGGAAGATGTCCTGTTCTGCAAGGAATTCAGTAAATCGATGATGTTTGTGGATGAATGCGCAATCGGTAAAACCTATTCCGCCCGCTATCTTTCACGGACCTTGAAGAATTGCTTCTATATCGATGCGACGCAATGCCGGCAGGAACGTTCTATGATCCGCGCCATCGCAAAAGCCGTGGGTGGGGAACTGGACGGGACATTGGAAGAGATCAAGGAATCCGCCAAATACATACTGAACATCCTGCCCCATCCGATCGTAATCATAGACGAAGCCGGCGCATTGTCCTATTCATCCCTTTTGTTGCTGCATGAATTCTGGAACGGGACACAAGACTGTTGCGGATGGTATCTGATGGGTTCTGACGGACTACGGACCAAATTGCAGAAAGGGAAAGGGACATCAAAGAAGCAGTCCTACAAGGAACTCTTCTCCCGCTTCTCTTCGAAATACAACCACATCGTTCCCGATGCACCGGATGATCGTGCGGTGTTCTTCCGGACGCTGATAGAAACGGTATTATCCGTCAACATCAAAGACAAACGCAAAATCAACAAAATCGTGAACATGTGTCTGGCGACTGACAGCCAGGAAGCAGAAACCGGCCTCCGTCGTGCAGAAACATTGCTCATCTTAAATGAGGAATAGTATCATCATGAGAAGATTATCAGTAAGTAACCTGAATGCCCAACGGTTTAAATTCATGCCGTTCTTGGGAGAATGGAAAAGGATATTGGGAGACCAGGAACGGAAGGGTTGTTGGCTCATATATGGCAAGGAAAAAAATGGTAAATCCACATTTGCCCTTAATCTTGCCAATGACCTTTCCAAGATTGAACCGGTGTTATATATATCTGCGGAGGAAGGCACCGGATCCTCATATACGAAGGCAGTCAATCGTGTCGGAATTCAGGACACCAATCGGAATTTTCATTCATGGCCATTCGTCTCTATCGATGATTTGCGTGAGGAGATAAAAAACAACCGGAAATGTGAGAAAATCATCTTTATAGATAATCTGACAGTCTATACGGACTTAAAGAAGGATGACATCATTACGCTCCTGCAAGATTTTCCGAAGGTCCTTTTTGTTTTCCTTGCTCATGAGGATGAACGGGGAGAGCCACTGGGAGCACCGGCCACGATAGCCAAACAAATGGCTTATGCCTATTTTCACGTAAAGGGGAAAGCAGCCTATGCCACTGTCCGCGGAGGTAAGAATGAACGTATCGATATTGATGAAGAGACGGCATCCCTCATTCACGGAGACAAGACGGATTTTTCCAGACAAACATTACAAAATTCAGAGATATGACAACTCAAAAACGTACCTACAAGAAACGTAACACCGGCCTGTTCTACGGTTATCTGAGACGTATACCGGGCTATGATCCCTCAGAAGTGGAGACGATCAAGGGTGGTGTGATAGAGAGCTTCCTGATTGGCAAATACGGAGCGGATCATGGACGAAGGATCAGCCTGTCGGAACTTTCCGACAAGGAATATGACGAACTGGTCATCGATTTAAAAAGGCAGGTTAACATCGCGACAGACATGAACAGTCTGAAGGCTGAACTTAACGAGAAAGCTATCCGTAAAGGCTGGTATCATCGTATTTTCAAGCAACTTGCCCGAATTGGCATCAATACAATTGATGGATATGAAGAAGCCAATCGCCATATCCGGAGTCTTCCTATCAGTCGCGGACGAATTCTGCCGGCCATTCCTATCTGTGAACTTCCGGATTTGTTCAAGGCCGTCTGTTCGTATTGCGACAACCGGTTAAAGCAGCAACGAAAAGAACTGGCTACAGCCTCAAAGAATTAGTGTTATGCCAAGAGTAAAACAAGATCCGGCAAAAACTCTTTCCCGCGAAGAACAGAAGCTGTTGGAAACTTTGGAAAGGGAATACGATAAAGAACTGGACCACCTTTTTGATCATCCAGACGACCGAAAGGCTCTCGAACGAATCGGATGGATAGAAAAAAAGATTCTCGACATCAAAGGTGAAAAGCCTCTGGAAGTAAATGACGATTTTAGATAATAATTGAATATCAACATATTAAAATACAAAATTATGAACTTGGATAATTTAACAAAAGAACAGAAAGCCGAATTACGTCGGCAGTTGGAAGCAGAAGACAAGGCTGAAAGAGCCCGTGTACAGCAAGAACGTGAAAATTATAAAGCGATCGTGGATTCATGGGTTGAAGAGACAATGAAAAAATTGCAGAATGTTTCTTCTATTCTAATGGATACAAAATCTGATATTTTTTCAAGCAGTTCAACCATCATTCAAATGAAAAACGAACTGTTCAATGTAAAAAGTGATCGTAAAAGCGATACGCTCTCAACATCTGATGGCAGCAAAACTATCCGTATAGGAAACCGGATCAATGAAGGATGGGACGATACTGTAAATGTTGGAGTAGACAAAGTAAAGGCTTATTTGCGAACTCTTGCAAAAGATGAAAATAGTGCTTCATTGGTCGATACGGTTATGGGCCTTCTTGCCAAGGACCGAAAAGGTAATTTAAAAGCTCAGAAGGTGTTGGAACTTGAAAAACTCGCGATAAAATCAGGAGATGAAGATTTCATGGACGGAATTAAAATCATAAAGGAAGCTTACCGTCCTGTTCCGACCTGCCAGTTTATTGAAGCGACTTTTCGGGATGAGAACGGAAAAGAACATAACATTCCTTTGTCCATGAGTGCAATTGATTAATGTCCGTAAAAGTCAAATCAACCACTCTGACTCCTGGCCGCTGGATATATGTTTGCCCTTGCGGGTTTCGATATACAGTGTGCCGGGTGGATAAAAAAGATAACAGATGGATGATATATTGCTTTAAATGTAAGCAGTCAAATGGTAAATATTATAAAGTCATGGATGAACGATTGGAATTTGAAGATAACTTCAACAACAAACTGAACTGCACCTGCTTCACCACGATCCGGATCCACCAGCCGGTGAGGAATGCCATTGGCGCAGTGAAGCAGGTCTATCTGAAAGGTGTGTGGAAAGGCAACGCCCGGATCATACACGCCACCACAATCACGATGGATCGCATCAATCTCCCGATGGCGAAGCTCGACACCGGCCTGTCGCCCGAAGAATGCCAGCGGCTGATCAAGTCGCTTTACAAGAACCGACCTGGCATCAACTGGAAAACGCAACCACTGGACTATATGGTACTGGAGTATGTAAAGGAATCGAAAGAACCGAGTTTATTTTAAAAGAGAAAGGAGAATAGAATGAGTGAATTAAAATATACATTGGATATCGAACCGGATAAGTACGGTACAAATCCTGAAAAAAAACACATACGCAATGTCCCTTGTCCTCGTTGTAACGGTCAAGGAGGTTCTTTAGTTGAAACAGGACACAATGAATCAAGATGGATTCCTTGCAAATTCTGTGACGGCACCAAAAAAGTGAAAGCGACCATTTCAATAGAGTGGAATGCGGATTATGATTCATAAAAGAAACTCATATAAGAAGATAATAAATAAAACATTTCTTAACCAGCTCGATAAACGATATGAATAAGGACGACTTATTTAAGGTATTTTTAATAAATGACCTGATGGATTTACCTAATGCCGTTACTAAAATTTTAGATATGGATTTAGAAGATAGGAATAAAATATACCGAGAATTGATTAGACTGAACGATAACGATTTGTCTTATGACTGGTTTCAAGAAGTTTACGAAAGTGATTTATCTGAAAGAAAGCAAAAAAAACAGGACTTCACACCAAATTCTCTGGGAGTATTATGTTCATTGCTAACATCTCAAACCGGAAGTATACATGAACCTACTGCCGGAAATGGATCTATGATCATTGCGGACTGGTGGCAACGTTGTACGAAATTATTACCCTGGGAACATTTCCCATCTCAGAATATTGTATCATGTTGGGAATTATCTGATAGATCAATTCCTATACTTCTTTTAAACTTATCGATTAGAGGAATTATGGGGTATGTTTATCACGGGGATGTATTAACAAAAGAAGTTAAGCAGAAGTATATCCTTCTTAATCGCAAAGATGATACACTTTCCTTTTCGGAAATAATAAAAGCAGATACTAATGCTAAAATAGTACAAGAATTATGAAATTAAATGATGTATATAATAAATGGTTGTCTGTCAAGAGAAGACAAGTTAAGGAATCAACACTAAGCTGTTATCAGCTCATATATAAAAAATAATGAGCTATGGCAAAGGAAACTGTAAAAAAGAATAATATAATGAACCTAAAACAATTCAAATATTGGCTAAGGATAAACGGTTTTCTACCAGATCAGTTCGGCACTGAAACAAAGCGTAATCCGATTAAGCTAACAACTTAAAAAGGTATGAATATAGATACTGAATTTAACGTAGGAGATAGCGTATGCTATCTGAGCGGGGATAACATTATCCATACAACTATAAGCAAAATAATTATCGAAATATCCTATACTGATGATAGTTTTCTTATGGTTTATAAGTTGTCAGATGGACTTAGTGTGCCCAGAAACAATTATCCCCAATGGGATAAAAGACTTTTTAAAGATAAGGAGAGTTTGATAAAATATTTATCTGAATCATAACTAAAAAAAATATGAGCGGAAAAAGATATTTCATAGTGTCATACAATTTTGGCAATGGCAAAGTACATGGTTCTGGGCAAACCACTTTTGTGACGGATGGATGCTATCTGAACAGACAGATAGCAATAGAGCAGATAGCATCTACACTTGAATGTGAAAATGCTGAGATTGTAATTTTGAATATTATTGAATTGCCTGAATCTGATTATAATGTTTGGAGTGCCAAAAAACAAACTAACAAGACATGAAGGAACAGCAGTGGTTGTTGCAAGTAATGCAATAACCACAATGATTTGATAATTAACAATTAAAAAGAATTAAGCTATGACCTGGAAAGAATTAAAAGACAAAATATCCCTTATGACAGAAGAAGAGCAACAGCAGGAAGTTGCAGTTTGGGGAGAAGATATGAATTTGATGAAAGATTGCTCCTTGGAGAAAACAAATGAGGATATGTACTACAACTCTGAAT